ATTAGCTATGCCAGCAGATGCAAACGACTGATAGCCAGAAGATGCAGAGCCAAGCGTAATAGTGCCAGTGCCAGTTGTGGCAGTGGTCATTTTAGCTCGGTTTAATAATTTCACCATAGCTTGGCGCTCTCTTCAATTAGCCGTGAGTAATTGTGCCGGACGTTAAAGAAACCGTCTGGCCGGTAGATACAGCCGTCGCATTGATGATGATGTCAGCGCCGCTCGTTCCAACCGTTAGGCCAGAAACAATCACCGTTCCAGAGTTGTTACGGATTTGAGCAAGTGCAGCCGTTCCCGTTCCAGAAGCAGTCGCCGTTAATGGCGTTCCAGAAATTGTGAGAACAGAACCGGCGACAGTGCCAGGCGTTGATGACAGTGTGAAGCTAGCCAATACACCCGTTGCGCCAGAAAGCGCTGATGTGCCGATAACGAGCGTGCCAGCTGATGCTGTGCCAGTTGATGATGCAGCAACTTTAGACGCAATCAAGTCTGCGACTAACTGCATACGGTTGGTTTTAAGTGTAGCGTTATAAGTTACAGCCATTTCATTAATCCCTTAAAGCATTCCAACAATGTATGTTGCGGTAGTTCCAGTCGCTAAAACCTGTTTGACGCGGATTTGTAATTGAGTTCCGACAGGAACGGCTTTGAATGTAACGGTGTCACCATTTTCAGTAACAACCGCGACATCTCCCGCGCCGCCAACATACAGGCGCGTGAAAACATTAGGCGCAGTGTCTGATGTCGTAACAGCTGCAGCCGTATCAGGCGTAAGAGAAGATATCTGAGTAGCAGGCATAAGATGTTCCTTTTAGAAACTACGACGAGCGGCAACGAGTTTAGATTGCGGCCTGGTGGCGCGATCTGCCTCAACCTCAATGTCTTTTAAGATTGTTTGATAAGCGCCATCCCAAACAGGAATGCGCATATCGTCTTTCAAATACGGGGCTGTATGAACAAGCGCGCCGTAAAGATATAAATCTGGATAGCGTGATAACGCCCAATTTGTCGTTGTTGTGTTGTTCAACGGATTAAGACGAGCGTAATACCAAAGGTCTAATTGCTCTGGCGCTTCTTGACCTGGCGCGGGAATAATTCTCAGTCTATTACCAACGATTGTGTAATAGGTTTGGTTCCCAATCGGGGAATAATAAGGTGGAATAATTGGCAGAGGCGATTGGTCTGGGTTCCATCCTAATGATTGAACCGTCATTGATTGGTCTGGCGTAATATATGTTATTGCATTCGATGTATTCTGATCCATCAGCTGATAGACAGATACAAAATCAAGCGGCATCGGGACATAATTATCAATAACCGAGGCTTGAGCGCGGTTAATCATAAATGGGTGTTTAACCCGCGCCATATCTCGTTGAATGCGTGCAGTTGCTAACGTGACAAAATCTGGAATAACAGCCGTCATATCATTTCTGTTTAACGTATCAGCTATCTTTGCGCATAAACCTTGAAAGTCAGCAGTAAATGTTGGGTTGGCGTAAACTGTCATTTTAAAACACCCCAAGTATCGCCAATTCTTGCTGAACGTATTGCGCTTCGAGCAACTCCAAATTGTCTTGAATATTCACAGTCGCTTTTTTTAGATGTTCTTATTTCCAATACTTGCTCAATATTTAATTTTGCGCGCCCGTGTTTAGTTCCCATTGAGGCTCGTTGTTTTTGAACTGCGTCCATTTTATTATCGAGTGCAGTCCCTAGAAATAAATGGTGAGGGTTTACACAACTTGTCTCATCGCATTTGTGACAGACGTAGAGGCCGTCAGGTATTTCTCCATAAAATGCTCTGTATGAAACTCTGTGAGCACCTTCCATTTTTCTATTGCCGATATATGCGCGGCCATACCCTTTTCCTTGGAGCAAACTACCTTCCCATAACCAACAACCGCTGTTTGGCTCTGGAATGGCTCTGTCAAATATTTGCTCAATATTCAAAGCGAAATATCCCTAGTGAGGAACGGTCGGCCTTCATTCATCAGCCACTGAAACAAGCGCTTCTTGTCTTGCCAGATGCCTTTTGCGACTAAATCAGATTGAATAAGCATCGGGATTGACGCGATTTTCACATCGTCACCAAGGCGCTCATTCTTTGAGTGTTCCATTCTGCTGTCGTGAGCAGCCTTCAGAATGTGGTCAACATCTTGTGTGGCTTCGAGGTGCATACCGCCTTCGTTATCAATAACGAGACGCTGACGAACGCCATTTACTGGATCGTAATCAAAATTAGGGTCGTCTAATTGACGGTATTTCTCAGCCATTGTTTAGCCCATAAAAAAAGGGCCGCTGTGAAGCGACCCTTCTGGTTGTTGATGTAATTTACGTCTATTTAACGTGTGACCACGTTCTACCAATTCTTACGCCGTGAATAGTGCTTGAACCTACGCCAAGCTCATCGGCAAGCTTGTATATAGAAAGAGGCGATTTACGAATGTATCTGACTAGGTCAGGTGTTAAAATTGATTTTGGGTTTTCTAATCCAATTAATTTGCCACCTTTATGGCGACCCTTTGTGACCATATCAGTCGTATTTTCTTGTGGTGTCCCTATAGATAAATGCCGTGGATTTACGCATTTCTTGTTATCGCAAGAATGCATAACTACCATACCACGCGGGATTTTTTTCCCGTTGTGAAGCTCATAACTCAGACGATGTGTAAGTAGTGTTTTGCCTCCAACACCACCAGCGCCTATAGAACCATACCCATTAGGCTTTAGATTGCCGTTCCATTCCCAACAATCATTGACGCCGCGCTTATCAACGCTACGCCAAAATCGCTCTTCAAGAGGCAATCTGGGCTTACTGCCTGGGTCTGTTGTCCCAGTTAGTCGTTGCCTAATGTAATGCTTGTTACACAAGCCGCGCGCCAAAATTTGATTGTCGCAACCATCAACAGAGCATTTTTTCATAAACACCTCCGAGAACAAATTGCCCTCGGAGATGCTATTAGTCAAGTTTTTCTCGATAATATTAACAGGGTCATAAGTCCTTGTTAACTATTCGATATGTTAGCTACGACCGCATGAGCATATGGGCTATTTATTACCAGCGTATACTCAGCGAGAAGCTGAGAACGCTTACTGTCGCCGGTGCGTGCCAACTCAGTGCGCTGGAACGGACGCAGATACGCAACCTTCGCATAATCTGGGTCAACAAAGTATGCGAATGCACCGTTACAGAAGAGCGAAGGCACGATATCAAGCGCACCAAAATCTGACAGGTAAACGTCAGCCGAGCCAACAATGGTAGCATTACCATTCTTAACCTCGGTATTAACGCGCGTCTGAGACAAGCCAGCGAAGCCAGAAACGCGGGTCTTATTGACCGGCGAAACAAGCATCATCTTAGGCTCACCGCCCTTTTGATACATATTGCGGATAGCGTCTTTTAGGTTTGTTTCCGTAAAAGCAGCTGAACCGCTCGTAAGCGTCCACGCAGTCGTTGGTGCTCCACTTACCGTAGAAGCGCCACCAGAATACGCAGGGCCGGTTACGGTGCCTACAACGATGCCGTTACCGGCAGGCGTTTGAGCAGTCGTTTTAATCCACGTTGGGAAACCAGCGAGTTTACGAGCCGTTGAAGCATCGCCAGCAACCGCCGCCTGGTTTGACAGGAGGATGGTTTCCATATCGCGCTTAAGTTCTTTGCCGTGTTTAGCAATGAGATAAGCCTCAATGGTTTTCATACCTGCTGCGTCTACGGCGCCAGACGTTCCAGAGACATTCAATGTCTTCGTGGAGATCTGCGTGTAGTTGCCGCAACGTGAAGGAGCAGCAAACGTCGTATCAGTAGCGTCTGCGCCTTCGATAGCAGCGTTTGAACCATTTGCATCAGCGAGAATGTCAGTCTGCCCAAACTGTTACTTTCGACCCATTCTCAGGTCTACTGACCAATTACTTGGCGGGAACCTACTTCACTTCAGTTCCTCTTACGGTTTCCCGTAAGGTCAGGCTCTATCTTCACCCACTAGGGTGTCTGGCATATTAGTCGTTGAGGGTTCCGCTTATCTTTCGACTTAGCGGCCTTCCCTGCTGATTGCCCAATCCCGCAACTTTTCAAACCACTCAGCTTGTCTTTTCAAACTACTGTTTCGGTATGCAGGCTCTAAAGGGGTTTCCAGCATTTAGCCAGATTTTACACGAGCAAGCAGTATTTTACTCGTGATACGTGTTATCCGCACTTGTGCGGCCAACATTGTTCATAAAAGCCGTTTTAGTTGGGCTGATATTGTAGATGATGTCTTCCAAATCCTCGCGGATTGAAGAAGAGTAGTCATACCGAGTTACGGTAGCCATAGTCTTTAGTCCTATTACAAGAGTGCTTTGATAGCCGCTGCTGCATCTTCAACGCGGCCTGATGAGGCGAGACGTTTCCGAGCTTCAAAGGCGTCTCTGTTTCTCTTCGTCTGAGGCTGAGCCGGCGCGGGACTAGGTTTCAAAGCTTTTTCAAGCGGCGGGGCATTCGGACGCGGTTTGCTTTTTGACTGCAATTCACGCCAGCGCATTCCATCCGCTGCAATCGCAACAAGGCGAGCATCGTAAGCCTGATTAATCTCGTCATCCGAGAAACCGCGACCTTTGAGATAGTCTCTTACCTTTGGGCGATCTCGCTCGTAAGCTTTTTGATCTTTCCACTCTGGCACTAGTTCAGGGAGCTTCGACGCATTCTCGGCCACATAGGCTTTGATTTTTTGCGCCTGCTCGACCTGATCTTTCTGCTGCATTCTCTGCGCTTCTGACGCAGCCGCCTGCAGATCGGCCATAGCCGCCTCGTAGTTTTCCTTGCTACGAAGATAGGCTGAAGGATCGATATCAATTAACGCTTGATCAGGTGGCGGCGGCAGGGTTGCCTGCATCCGCTGAACCATCACCGGCAAGAGCTGGGCGTAAATACGCTCACTCTCTTGAGCTTGTTGCAGCGTTGACTGAAATTCTTTCCGCTCAGCCGCGAGGGCCATTTGCTTTTCGGTGTAATCCTTATTGCGCTGATAGCCGTTTAAAGCTTCTTTCAGCGTGATCTGCTCTTCCTTGCCGTTTATTTTAACGGTGTAGAGCGGCTCTGGCTGATCGTCGCCTTCGTCTGTTTCATCGCTTTCGGGTGTTGAGGCGTCTTCTGCGTCGTCATCCTCATCTTCTGAGGTTGGCGCTGTCTCTACAGAATTATCCTCGTCGGCAGCTGGTTGATCTTGATCATCCGTTGCCGCCTCTGATGCTGTGACCGTTACATCTGGCTCTTGTCGTTTCTCGTGCTTTTTGCCCGACAACAAGGCTTCAATTTTGGACGCAGCTTCCTCTACGGTGCCGGTGCTTTCGCTTGCCGGCATCGTCTGAGTATCTTCAGACATTTATTTACTCTGGGTTGCTCAGCGATCAGGCGTGTGGAGACGAGACAATTTCTCTCGCTGTTCCGCTTGTGCCTTCGTGAGTTTCATCGACTCAATGATCGCCACTAATTTGTTTTTGAATGTGCGTGCGCCTCGGACTAAGCCGTAAACCTCTTCACGCTCTTGAGCCGTTTTAAATTGACCATTCGCCCACTGTTCTATTGTCTGGGCTTCCAGCTCACTCATCGCCTTTTGAAAGGCTTCAGACGTGAGGATATTGTCCGCTTGCCGAGCAAGACGGTAAATGTCTTCTTCCATTAATTAAGTTCTTACCTATTGCGGCGTCATAGGCGCGGGCGCCATAGGCTGTTGTGGTTGTTGCATAGGCTGTTGTTGTGGTTGCGGCTGTTGACCGCCCTGCCCCTGCAAACCAATTTGAGAAAGCACCTGCGCATTCGCCATCTTCTCATTATCAATCAGTGATTGAGCAAGAGATTGAACGTCTGGGCGAGGTTGCCGCGTCATTTGGATAATGGAGGGCCAATCAACCTGTTGACCGCCCTTGGCTGCAATCTCTGCAGCTTTAAGAATAATATCCGCTTCCATCTGGTCGCGTTTTAGATCTGCATCCAATTGCAATTGAGCACGATCAATCGCCAGCTGTTGCAATTTTGCGTAAGTCTCAGCCTGCGCCTTGGCCATTTCGACCTCGGCAAGCAACTGATTTGGATCTTTCTTCTGAGCCGCTGCAGCCGCTTGAGCTTGAGCCAATTGCATCTCTTGCTCTGGGCTAATCGGAGAAAAGAAACTGTCTGGATTTTTATAACCAGCTTTTCTTACAATCTGGGCGAGCGTGTTTTGATATTGGCTGAGCTTAACGAGAGGATTGTCCATCCCCATCATCTGAATTATCTGCTCTTGCTTTTGTGCAACAGTCGTCAGGAATGCCATCTGCTGGCTATCATCACCGCGACCTAGTGCGACAGACACAGTGCAGTCCATATCCGCGTCCCAGGTGGTGGGATCGATCGGCATCCACTCGCCGCGCAAGCGGATCAACAGAGGTTTGTCTTGATGTTGCGTAATCAGCTTGAGCAAGCCTCTAAACAGCTGACGCATACCGTTTTCTGCAAAAGTCCGAGCGATAATCTCGATCCGCTCTTGAGCTGCGCTGATTTGCGCACTCACTGCGCTTGCAGTCGTCGATTGCAATAGCTCGGCGTCAAGACCTTGAGAGGCAGGCGTGACGCCAGTTCTCTGAGCTTTAATCTCGTCCAAATATTGGATAATTGGCATCGCCGATTGACCAACAAACGGCGTAGATAGATCTTGAACCGCGCCAATCTGGCGCATACGGATGATAGATCCAACCTCTTTATTCAACACATCATCAATATTCGCCTGGCCTTCAACAACGGCTGTACGAGGGAAGATTGATTGAGCTAAACTGTCTAAAGTTGCTCTTAATACGTGAGATTTAATGCGCTGCAGATCCATCGTCACATCAGCAATTGAGTGACCAAATATCGCGTGCGGCTCTGGATCTGGGCAAAACAGCGCAAATGGTGCGTGATCTACAACGTAATCTTTTAGAACAAAGCAGTCTCTGCCAATGCACTCAATGCAACGCAGTTCCGCAATGCCGTCACCGTCGCGATCAATACGCATATAAATACGCATATATTTTACGCGTCGGAGAGCCGGATCATCATTATCTGTCGGAAAATATGTTCCACGATTACGCTCAAAATCTTCCATTTGAGCGATCCAGAGATTGTCCTCTCCAGGCGAGCCGTGTTCTAAAACGTCTTCCTCGTTGTAACCCATCTCGATGAGCTCTGAGACAGTAACAAGGTCGCGATA